TACTTAGAACCAAGGAGCGACTAATTATGCTTAAAAAGAAAGCTAAACCTAAGCCTAAACCTAAACCTAAACCTTACTAATGCCTATGACTTTTCAAAGAAGAAGCCTTGCTGATAAATGACTGAAGTAAGTCAGGTTACATGCATACGTTGTAAAGCATCGCACCCTGAGTCGCTGTACTCGGGGGGTGATCGCCTATGCGTGTACTGCAAAGCGGATATCGCGGAGCAGGAACCGCTGCCCGCGCCTGTTGTTCCCGAAAAAGCAGCTGACACAACGCTTGAGGAAAAGGCTCGGGCAGAACTAGCGCTGCGCCACCTGACCCGCAAGCGGCTGTTGCCGTTTGTCGAACGGTTCAACCCTGATTATCAAGCGGGCTGGGTACACAAAGATATATGTCGCCGACTAGAGGAGTTTTCTCGTGATGTTGCAGCTAAGAAATCGCCTCGCCTCATGCTCTTCATGCCTCCGCGACATGGGAAATCAACGCTTGCGTCAATTGCGTTCCCTGCGTGGCACCTTGGCAGACACCCTGAGCACGAGTTCATCAGCTGTTCGTACTCGGGTTCTCTTGCTATGGCGTTCAGCCGTAAGGTTCGCGGGTTATTACGTGAAGATGGATATAAGACGGCTTTTAAAACCCGCCTCGACCCACAGTCGCAGTCTGCTGAGGCATGGCTTACTACTGTTGGTGGCGGTTACGTTGCTGCTGGCGTTGGGGGTGGTATTACTGGTAAAGGGGCTCATGTCCTTGTCATTGACGATCCGGTAAAGAACCGTGATGACGCCGAAAGCCAGAACAATCGAGACGCTAATAAAGATTGGTATACGTCAACGGCGTATACCCGTCTGGCTCCTGGTGGCGGGATACTCGTTATTCTTACCCGCTGGCACGATGATGATCTTGCCGGTTGGTTGCTGAAGTCTGCGGCGGATAACGGCGAGCAGTGGGAGGTTGTTAACTACCCCGCTCGAGCAGAGGTCGACGAAGAGTTTCGTAAGCAGGGTGAGGCGCTTCACCGTGAACGCTACGACGAAGAGGCCTTGGCCCGTATAGAACGAGCCGTGGGCCCTAGAGACTGGTCGGCGCTGTACCAGCAGAACCCCGTGGCCGACGATGGTGAGTACTTCACACGGGACATGATCAACTACTACGACCGTGATGAGGTTGACCACGACCGCATGAAGTTCTACTGCGCGTGGGATTTGGCCATTGGTAAGAACGACCGCAATGACTACACGGTAGGTATGGTCATAGGTGTGGATGAGCACGACTGCCTGTACGTGGTTGACGTTGTACGGGGCAGGTTCAACGGCTTTGAGTTGGTAGAGCAGATACTGGATCTGTATGAGCTGTGGAAACCGTCCATCATAGGTATTGAGAAGGGTCACATTGAGATGGCCCTTGGGCCGTTCCTCGAGAAGCGTGTACGAGAACGCGGGTTGTACGAGGCGTATTTTAAAGATCTAAAGACAGGCCGTAGAGATAAAGAGGCCCGAGCACGCGCCATACAGGGCCGTATGCAGCAGGGCATGGTGTTCATGCCTAGAGACCTACACTTCACCGGCCCGCTTGTAGCGGAGCTCCTGCGCTTCCCTAACGGTGTACATGACGACCAAGTCGATGCCCTTGCATGGTTAGGCCTGATGATGACCGAATTCAGCACATTCCACGAGCGAGTCGAACACGTACCCACATGGCGTGATCGACTACCAGGACTGTTTAAGGGTGAGAAGACTAAATCGGCCATGAGCGCATGACCATCGCTAACCCAATCACCGTTAGGCCACCGCCACCGAGATATTAATAATGGCTAAATCAGACAAGATAGCACCTGGCAAAGAAGAGGAAATCACCCGAACCCAATGGGCGCGTTACGAGCGTGCGAGGGACAACGGGCACCTAGACTACGTTTACATGGCGAAGAAGTGCGATGAGTACTATCGGGGCGACCAGTGGGATGACGACGATGCAGCGGCGTTAGAGGCTGAAGGTCGCCCTGCGCTGACCATTAATACGATCCTCCCTACCATCAACACAATTCTCGGTGAGCAGTCCACACGCCGAGCGGATATTCAGTTCAAGCCTCGGCGCAATGGGGACAGCGCGGTCGCCCACACCTTGACTAAGTTGTACATGCAGATCTCAGACAACAACAAGTTGGACTGGGTCGAGCAGCAGGTATTTGGAGATGGGTTGATAATGGACGGGCGTGGGTACTTTGACGTGCGTATGGACTTCAGTGACCACGTTGAAGGCGAGATACGGATCACGGCTAAAGACCCGCTCGACATCCTCATTGACCCTGATGCAAAGGACGCAGACCCCAAAACGTGGAACGAGGTGTTCGAGACCAAGTGGATGACGTTGGATGAGATCTCTGAACTCTACGGGCAGAAAAAAGCAGAGCGGTTGTTGTTTGTAGCCGAGAATGGTATGAGCTTCGGGCCAGACTCCGTTGAATATCAGGAGACACGGTTCGGTGACACCCAGACGAATGATGACTACTTTGGTGCTGGAGTTCCTGGGGACGATGAGTACCGCAACGTAAAAGCGCTGCGCGTTGTAGAGCGCCAGCATAAGAAGCTGACACGTGTTACGTTTTTTGTCGACCCAAACACTGGGGATCAGCGACAAGCTCCAGACGCGTGGCCAGACGCGAAGATTAAGAAGTTCGCAAAAAAGCACGAACTCTCCTTAATGAGCAAAGTAATCCGAAAAGTACGCTGGACAGTAACGTGCGACAAGGTTGTCCTACATGATGATTGGTCCCCGTATAACGATTTTACAATCATCCCCTTCTTCTGCTACTTCCGTAGGGGCAGGCCGTTCGGCGTTGTCAGGAACCTGTTATCCCCGCAAGAGCAGCTGAACAAGATTGCATCACAAGAGCTACACATCGTTAACACCACGGCTAACAGTGGCTGGATGGTAGAGTCAGGCTCACTGGTCGGTATGACTGCTGATGACCTTGAGGAGCACGGAGCGGAGACAGGACTCGTGTTGGAATATGCGCGGGGCACTAACCCCCCAAGCAAGATCCAGCCGAACCAGATCCCTACAGGGCTTGATCGTATAGCGATGAAGGCTGCGGCGAACATTAAGACTATCTCTGGCGTGAACGACAGTATGTTAGGCACGGACAGCGCAGAAGTGTCAGGTATCGCAATTCAGGCCAAGCAGAATCGTGGTGCGATCATGATCCAAGTACCTTTGGACAACTTGCGTAAAACGCGTCAATACCTTGCAGAGAAGATCCTGAACCTTATTCAGACTTTCTACACTGAAGAGCGCGTAATTCAAGTAACCAATGAGGATGACCCACTCAAGCCGCGTGAGGAAATGGTCGTTAATGAAATGACACCAGAGGGCGTAGTCATCAACAACTTAATGGTCGGTGAATATGACGTGATCGTAGCTACCGCGCCAGCGAGAGACAGCTTCGATGAGACGCAGTTCGCTGAGGCTCTAAGTCTGCGGCAGGTTGGCGTCATGATTCCTGACGACGCGATTATTGAGTACAGCCACTTAGCGCGTAAGGGTGAACTCGCTACCCGTATCCGTCAGATGACAGGTCAAGAGCCACCAACCCCAGAGCAGCAGCAGGCTATGGCACAGCAGCAAGAGATACAGATGGCTCAGATACAGCTGGAGCTCGCCAAAATGGAAGCGGAAGTTAAGAAGCTTCAGTCTGAAGCCGCCCTGAATATCGCTAAGGTGCAGGACACCGCTGAGATTGACCCACAGGTAAGAATGGCTGAACTCCAAGCGAAACTGCAGATGAACCAGGAACAATTGCAGCTACGTAGGGAGCTGTCATCCGCGACCAACCAAATTCGGCAGGGTCAGGCAGAGACCAGCGCCGCTACGAAAATCGCTACAACTGTAATGCAGACTTCTCGAAACAACCCCAAACCACAATAGGACTTTGATATGAGCAAGCAAGAAGACACTACGGAAGACACGGCAATGGAATACGAAGTAATGCCTGGTGCAGATCGCCCCGAGGAAGATGACGCCCAGCAGTTGGATCTAAGTTTCGGGGAGGTGGAAGAAGAATTGGCGCAAGAAAGTGATGAAGAAGAGGAAGAATTGGCGCAAGAAAGTGATGAAGAAGAGCTCGAAGAAGAGCCCGAAGAAGAAGACGTTGCAGCAGAGCTAGAGGACGCAGCTGAAGTTAAACCTTCCAAGAAGCAGATGGTGCCGAAAGCCCGCTTAGATGAGGTGCTAGCTAAGCAGAAGGCGCTACAGAAACAACTAGATGAAATGACCGCAGCAAATGTAAAAACCGCCGAAGCACCCGACGCGTACGATTTTGATACGAAAGAAGTTGAGTACCAAAACATGGTGCTGGACGGCGAGACAGAAAAAGCTGTCGCACTCCGTAGAGAGATTAGAAAAGCTGAGCGAGAGCAGCTTGAGTTTGAAATGCGGCAAGAAATGACTCAAACCGTTAGCCAAGACCGGCAGATGACGGCGCTACAGAACGCCGCAGCCGCAATGGAAGAAGCCTACCCAATATTTGATAGCAACTCTGACGTGTTTGACCAAGAGATTACTAGCGAAGTCGTAGATCTGCGTGATGCTTTCATTCTGAAAGGATACGAAGCCGTAGATGCGCTCTCTAAAGCTGTGAGATACGTCGTAAAAGACCATGACCTTGACCAGCAGAGCGAAGAAGCGCCGAGCTTGTCAGGGAAAGTGAAAAAAACCGATGAGCTAGCCATAAAACGCGCGCAAGTTACCAAAAAACTTCGTGCAGCAGAGGCCCAACCGCCTGAACTACCTGGCGAAAGTTCTTCTAATCACGGGGATAAAGGTTTCGACTTATCGTCCATGACTGAAGAAGAGTTCGCTGCCCTCCCCGAAGCCACTTTGCGGCGTATACGGGGCGATATCATCTAACGAGGTGGAAAATGCCTACTAAAAAAGACCCACGAATAGCCCGAGCAGGAGTCTCGGGTTTCAACAAACCTAAGCGGACGCCTTCTCACCCTAAGAAGTCGCACATTGTTGTGGCTAAAGAGGGTGAGAAGATCAAAACAATCCGTTTTGGCGAGCAAGGCGCGTCTACAGCAGGTAAGCCCAAGGCGGGTGAGTCTGAAAGGATGAAGGCCAAACGCGCCAGCTTCAAAGCGCGGCATGGTAAGAACATCGCCAAAGGAAAAATGTCAGCCGCTTATTGGGCTGATAAAGCGAAGTGGTGAGATAGTTGTTGCATTGCTATATTAGCTGGCCTAATATGATATTACGTGTGCCTGTACGATATCAGGTCGGCCCGTAGCCGTAAAAAACGTACCTCGCCTACACTAGGCGCAAAACCTGTCGAGGTCGCACCTCGTTAATCAGCGCTAGTTCGTTGTCCCACGATACGGGAGTACGGATTAGCCGCTCCTTTAAGTCGGCTGATAAGGCGGCGCGTGCCGCATAAAATTATTTTGCCCATTTATTAGGAGGCCATCATGGCTTTAACAAATTTCGGAACCTTAACCGGTGATCAACTCCAAGCCTGGAGCCGCGACTTCTGGAAAGTAGCTCGCAATCAGTCTTTCATCAATCAGTTTGCTGGAACCGGCTCAAACGCTATGGTCCAGCGTATTACTGAACTTACTAAAAACCAAAAAGGCACCAAAGCGAACATCACTTTGCTTGCTGATATGACCGGCGACGGTATCACTGGTGACTACACTCTGGAAGGCAACGAAGAAGCCTTGCGCGCGTACGACATCAGCATCGAGCTGGATCAGTTGCGGTTTGCAAACCGTATTGCTGGCCGTATGACCGACCAGAAAACGGTTGTTAACTTCCGCGAGCAGTCTCGCGATGCCCTTGCTTATGCAATGGCTGACCGTTGCGACCAGCTGGCGTTCTTGACTCTCTCTGGTGTTGCGTACACGACTAAAAACAACGGTGGCTTACGCACCATAGTTGGCGGCGCTGTAAACGGCCAAGAGCTTGTCGATCTAGCGTTCGCGTCAGATGTATCAGCTCCTACCTCTGCCCGTCACCGTCGCTGGGATGCTACTTCCGGTCTCGTTGCTGGTGATACTACTGCTGTTATCCCTGCGGATAAGATCAGTTATAGCACTATCGTTAATCTGAAAGCCTACGCTAAAGATAACTACATCCGTGGTATTCGTGGTGCTGGTAACCAGGAAACTTTCCACATGTTCGTTACTCCACAGCAAATGGCTAGCCTGAAGTTAGATTCTGACTTCCTGGCTAACGTCCGTAACGCTGGTGTTCGTGGTACCTCTAATAGCTTGTTCTCTGGTTCTTCTAGCCTGATGGTTGATGGTGTGATGATCCACGAGTTCCGCCATGTGTTTAACACTTCTGGTGCTACTACTGGTACTTCTGGTAACGCTGGCGCAGCTGGTTACAAGTGGGGTGCTGATGCTGACGTAGTTGGCGGACGTGCTCTGTTCTGTGGTGCTCAGGCTCTGGCTCTGGCTGACATTGGCCTGCCTGAAATGGTTGAAGACACTTTCGACTATGGGAACCAGTCTGGTATCTCAGTAGGCAAGATCTTCGGTATGCGCAAGCCTAAGTACAACAGCGACATCAGTGGCTCTGTACAGGACTTCGGCGTCATCTGTTTAGATACTGCACAGTAAGACAATCGCCCCCTCTTCGGAGGGGGCTTTTTACTTTATAGGAACTAATCATGAAGATTGTAAGCAAAGAGCCGCTACGAGTAACGACACTAGGCGGGACAGCGGTTCTATTTGAAGCAGGCGTACCCAGAGAGATCTCTGCTGAGATTGGCCTTATCGCCATCCAGATGGGTGCAAAAGAATACGACGAAAAAAAGATAGAAGAGAGCGAGGCTGAAGACGCGGTCTTTGAAAAAATTGAAGAAGTAGCACCACAAAAACCATCAGTCCCTGTTGATGATGAGTTAGTCACTTTTCTTGAAAAGATGATGGATGAAGGTGACCCAAGTAATTTTAAAGCCGATGGTTACCCAAAAGCGGCGGCTGTAAATAAAGCCCTTGGGAGAACGGTCGACACAGATGCTCGAGAAGTTGCTTGGGAATCAATCCTCAACTCATAGGTAAAAAACGATGGCAGTCACAGTACAGAGCGTAATTGACAGAGCACAGACAGTGCTGCAAGACACAACCGGTGTTCGATGGCCTGTTGTCGCAGAACTTGTCTTATGGGTGAACGACGCACAGCGAGAAGTCGCCCTTTTAAAACCCGATGCTGCAGCAGTTAACGATACGATTACTCTTATCGCTGGCACTAAGCAGTCGATCCCCACTGGCGGTAACCGCTTGTTGAAGGTTGTTAGAAACATGTCTGCCGCTAGCGACGGTACGGGCAAGCGCGCTGTACGTTTAGT